TTGCCCCCATCGTCCATTACCGCTTCCCATACCAACCTTAAATTGATTTTGACCAGTTAGCCAATAAGTGCTTGGATCTTTGTCATGCGTACCAATTTGGAAACCACCAATCCGACCTTTGTAACCTTCAAGCAGCGTAGCAGATACTACTACTGAGCGTAGCTTGTTGATGAAAGCATTCTTAGCAGCTAATGTGTCTGTGAATACATCACTTGCGACAAGCTTGCGTGCCAGGGCCGTATCAAATATCAATTTGTCTGCTGAAATCGAATTTGAGCGAATAATATCCGCATTCAGCGTGCCTACTTTTGCATCTCCAACGAACAAACGCTTAAAGTAACCATCTATCGCCGTGATTTCATCTGCAAGTGTCTTACCTTTTAATCGGATTCTATTTGCTTCAAGCAAAATATCCTTTGGCGCCAAATTGATTTGAGATGTTACCGCTCCTGGACTGGTCAAGGTTTGGATAGCGTAGGAATTATTCAGCTGTGAGACTTGAGTTTGAGTGACAACATCTTGTGTAGATGTGTTATCGCTAAATTTTTTAGGCGGTTTGTCGCCACGGATAAGTGATACCTTACCGATTGCGACTTGACCGTTCTTCATCAACCAAATTTCAAGAGGAAATTCTCTTGTTTTCGTTACCGTTTTATTGACCGTCATCGTACCTGTAATGATTTGTATGCCGGTTTTGTTGAAAGTCACTCGGTCAGACGCAATAACACTGTTATCGTTCCACAATTCAATTCCAAGCGGTGCATCTGGCAGTACATCTACCCATGCTTCAATGCGATAACTTAGCTTCTCGCTATTCGTAAATGTCGAGGTGTTGAGTGGCAATGCGAATCCGTGATAGGCTACTTGAGATTTGCCAGTGGTTGTAATTCGTAGCAATCTAGTATCAGCTTGAACCTCGATCACATTCGCTTCAGGTTGCTTCTTTGTCCACTTGCTGAAGTTCGTTGGATCATATACCAGGTTAAAGTCATCCAAGAAATTAGATACACGACTAACTAGACCGTCAGCGGTCTGAATGACTTGTGAAATAGACTCATTCTGTCTCTGGATAGTCTGTGTGTGGCTCTTAACTGTATCAACTACATCGTTGAAATCAGCGACGCTAACGATTTCAGAAGTGTTAACATCGTAGTCAGTCATGCGGTCAGAGTGTTCAAGTTTCATACCGCAGATTTCAAGACTACCATTTCCACTTTGACCAAATTGTATTGAGTTAGATACTGTATCTGCTGTGAATGTGAATTGATATCGAACCCAATCTTTGTTAGAGATAGTTTTGAATAATTTACGATTATTATCATTGGTGGTCCAAGAGCGTATTAAAAGATTCACGTTTTGAGTTGTACTTGTTGATGAAACCCTTGCCCAGCACGACATTGTGTATTTTTCGCCAACAACCAAATTAACTTTTTGACCGATATCTTTATTTCCACCGTTCGTGTTTCCTACAATACGAATAGCTTTCTTGATAGCTGTATGCGGTGCATCTCTTAATTCGATAACATCTGTCCGACCGTTACCACCTGACAAATACAATCCCCAAGTTCCGTTCAAGGAGTCCCCCGCTGGAATGATGGACGAATTTTGCAAGAGGTTATCATTTCTAATAATATCTCTCAGTTTGGTTTCAATACGTGAGATGGTTCTTTGGAATCCGTCGACAGAATTCTTGACAATATTCTGGACTTGAGTAGCATTTTGAAAACCTTTGTCATTGGCCAATCTGTCAAAATCGGTACGAGACAATTTCTCAATAATCTGGCCAGCTTGAACTTCGATTCTGCTTTCAGCAATTCTCAACCTATCTGTCAGAGGGTCAACCTCTTGTTTAGTCACAAGTGTTTTGATTTTGTCTGTTATCTGCTCTATTTTGGCAAAGTTGGAATCAGACAAACCTTTAGAAGTATTAGCGGACTCAAGAGCGTTTCTAGCTTCTTCTAAAGCTTCTTCAGCGGTTTGAGTAACTGTTGAACCGATAGCACGAATCTCTTCGATTTTAGACCGTTGGTCTTCGAGTTTCTCGTTCATGCTGCTATCGAAACCTGAAAAACGATTGTCGATTTCATCGGATAGAGCACGCTTGTTTTCTTCTGCTTTGGCTTTGGCTTGTTCGATGCCGTCTGTGAATTCATCTTTGATATCCTTGACTTTTCTATCGAATGCTAAATCAGCGTTCTCGATTTCTTTGTTTAATCGTGTTTCAAAAATGTGTGTCTCTTCCTTGATTGCATCGCTTACTACATTACCGATTGCACTTGCAAGACCTGATTGAAACTGACCGAAACCAATAGATTTTAATTTCTTAGCCATTGGGGAGTAGGTGTACTTAGTAATTTTCTTTCTCACGTCTAAATCGTAGTATTCGTGGTAGACACCTACAACATCAAACATCTGAACAGGAACATCACTCTGACCGATAACATCAATTTCAATGCTATCTTCGAGCATATCGCACAAGGTTGTTCTGAAATACTGCTTGCCATATTCTCTAAGGCTTGCTTCATCTTTAACATCCTGGTCATTTACTTCTACAACATCTTCATAAATCTGACTGTATTTGTTAATCAGTGGACTATCAACAACCACTTTATAGTGTTTATCGACTGGATTTTCTCCCTCACCACGTATAGTTGTGATGAAGGTGATGCGAGTTCTTAAAGACTTAGTAGATGTTTTATGTTCATAGCTAGATAGGTTTTTCTTATACATGAAAAGCGATTCATTTTCTGAACCGCCATTTTTCAACAATCGTACTTGGTAGCCATGTCTGACTAAATCACCGCCCCACAAACCTACAATAGAATGCTTATCCTTGGTCAAAGCTTCCATAGCGTTCTTGCTATCGATATTAAAAGTATGTCTCTCATCAATATCAGAGAAAAAAGAAAATGGATTTTCTCTAGTGATGCTCCCAGCAAATTGACTCAAAGCAGTTGAGCCAGTCGCTCTATCCAAAGACATTGGATTGACAACGTAGTGATTTAACATTGTCATGACCTGGTTTGCATAGACTTGAATATATCCATGTTTTTTCTCAACCTCAAAAATTACAAAGTCTTGCTCACCGTGTAGATCATCAGCGGTCAAGAATTTTTCTTCTCTCAGTCTTTGCCACAAGATATCATTGGTAGGGAATTTAAAGGTTAATTGGTAGGTGCTATTATCTTCCTGTACGATATCATCATCGTAGGCAGCATTAAGAGGTATGTTTCCTTCTGTTAAATAAATCATACTTTATACCTCCAATTTGGTTTAATAGTCACCTTACGGATATTTCCTGTAAATATCACACCGTTATGACCAACAGGGATTTCAAAGAACCCACCACGCTTTCTGAGAGTGTTTTGAACTGTCCCAGTAGCGTTGTAGATGTTCTGTCTGCCATGCCTGCAATCGATTGTGGCTTTATTATTTACAGTTAAATGCATAGTCTTCTGGCCAATTGTAAGTGATACATCACCACTACCTTCAATATCAATGATTGGCTCTGAATAGACTGTACCGATATTGTTAATCGTTCCAACTCTTGTTAATACGATTGGTGCAACATTCTTCAAATATCTGAATGGGTGCATCAGTAATTTAACATCTAATGTGTAAGCGTGTGGTCCATTCCTATGGTAGCTTGCTGAAACATATTCAGCGTAAAATATAGAGTCTGGTTGATATCCAAACTCGATTTCATTCTTTCCATCGTGAAATTTTTCAATAATGGTTGAAACGTCAATAAGTTTTGGTAGATAGAAAGAAACCGTGCGTTCATAACTTTTATAAGAACCATCTAACACACGATAACTTCCATTCATTCCATAAATGTCTACAACTTCAGATGTTTTTGGTTCTGCACACTCACTTACCCCAAAATCAGTAACCACACTGTGAGGGATAGTAGATGTATTGAAACCATTAATTATAAGGTAAAACATTAAATTCCCTCCCTTGCATAAATTGATCCATGATTTTTATAAGTAGATAGTGAGATTTTATCGCCATCTAAGTAGGTGTCTGAAGGCTTTTCAAGTATAGCAGTAAGGATTTTTTCTAAACTTGACCTTAGAATCGCTATCTCAGACACTACTTCTGCCATATCTTGACCATTGTTTACGTTCTTATCACGTACTACGATATTTTGTTGAGCTTGTTCCATTTCACGTAGAAATTTTGCATCACTTGGAATACCAATACCATTCGCATACTTAGGAATTCCCATGCTACTCATTAAGCGTTTTGTCTTATCTGCTCGTAAGACTTTTGAACCTCTAGGAAGTGGTAGTAATACATCTCTACCCTCTGGAACAAAGCTTCGTCCATCTGGTAGTGTAACCATTTCCTTATAGGTGCTGTTTCTTTGGTCATTGACCACTGCAAGTCCACCTGGGTGGTAATTCGTACCATGAGCGTGCTTACTTGCAAAAACGTTGGTGAAGAAATTACCCGTTACGCTGTCAATCCAGCTCCTGATTCCTGAAAGAACTCCAGAAGCATTATCTTGTGCGTTGATAGTAACTGTCTTGTCTTGAATACTGTTTACACCAGATTGAACTTGACTTACTGTTCCTTGTGTGCTATTTTGAGCAAAAATATTGACTGGTGTATATTGTTTAATTGAATTGATTGCTCCACTTGTTTCTGAACGTACACCTGAAGTTTGGTCAGCTGCAAACAAGTTGATAGGAGCTTCTTGTTTCGGAGAATTCACACTTACGATTGCACTTCCAACTGCAACCCCCGTATTATCTACTGCATCCAATGACTTAGTTTCAGCTGTAGCAAGATTCCAAGCTGCCATTTTATCGATTGATAATTGAGTAAAATACAAAGCATCATTTGGATTTACTAACAAATCTTTTGTAAATGGAGTTATTGCGTTCCAATTCTTCAAAGATTCTGTAGATCGAGATACCGCATTCCTGAAGCTTTTATCTGTGGCAAGCAACTCTTTTTGTTTTGGAGTTAATGCTTCATAGTTTGTGAGAGCTTTTGTTGCTTCGTCTGCCTTGCTCATAATGTCAGTATTCTTTAAAAGAAGTTCCTTGACCTCTGCTGGCATATCGTTCCAAATCTTGAGGTTTTTCTCACTATCAAATATTGCTTGTAAACCTGCTTGATTCTTAACGATGACTTGTTTTTCTTCCAGGCTCATGTCTTTCCATTTGCCTGACTCTACAAGTGCTTCAGCGATAGTTACACGAGCGTTTGAATTGATATCAGCAGTTTTAGCAATGAACTGTAATTGTTCCCAGCCTTCTGCAGATTTAGAAGCTTCACCGATGACTTCCTTAACATTTGACTTGACTTGAAAATTACCATTCTTGTCAATATTACCAACTAACAACGACCAAGCATCATTAGCTTCTTTGACTTCCTTGCTCATTTCACTTGTATAGTTTGCAAGGATGCTATGAGAATTACCTACTTTTTGAGATGCTTCTGATGCCTTACGTCCGATTTCTTCATAAGATAAACCGTACTCTTCTAAGGCTTTCTTAGCTTCTTCCCAATAGTTCCAACTTTGACCAGTTCTGGACTTAACTTTTTCATCCAGGTTCTTCATAACTTGATAATACTTGCTTCCTAAAGCTTCCATAGTTTGAGTATGGTTTGCTTCAAGTTCTTGCATTTTCTTGTTATAAGTTTCTTGGTCAATAGCTTTTCCGTCTAATAACTCTTTTAACTCATCTTTGGATGTTTCGTAGAGTTTTTTCTCTTCATCCAAGGCTTGTTTTAAAACATCTTTAGTATGTTTTAATTGAGTTTCGTTTAGACTTCCAATTTCTCCATTCAATGCTTGTAGTGCTGCTTTTTGTTGATCAGCAGATAAGCTCATCATTGAAAGTTTAGCCTTAATCATCTCGTTTTGGTTATTTAAGATGATTTCTTTTTCTTCTTGAGAAAACTTGCTGGCATCACCATTATGTCGTTGGTAAATTTCATTGATTTGGTTCATCATCGTTTCTGTATTTGAAACAATTTGACCATTTCTTTCTTTAGCTTGGGCTATCTGTTCTGCACTCAGACCCCATTTAGAGCCCAATTCTTCCATTCTTTGGTTGCTTTGGTCTGCTGCTGCTTGAATGTCTTCATAGAGCTTTTTAAAAGCTCCTGAAACTTTCTCTACATCTCCAGCGTGAGTTCCAAAGTTTGCGACTGCTGTACTTGTTTCATCAACTGTCTTCTGGAAGTTTCTCAACTCGCCTCTTGCAGTGTCATTTAACTGCGAGCCGAACTCTTCAGTCTTGATTCTTGCTTTATCTTTCTCATTCCCAAGGTAGGCAAGGCCTGCAGTTGCTAAGGCAATAGTACCGATTGTCAACCCTAAAGGATTTGTAAGCAAACTCATAGATGTTCCTAGCAATCCTACAGATGATGAAGCGGATGCCGTAGCAGTTCCAAGCGATGCTGCGCCTGAACTTGCAAGTTGGAATGCAGATGTTAGATTTCCAGTTGTTTTAAAAGCTTGGAAAGTCTTAGCCATTAAGGATAAACCACCAACCGCTTTACCTGTTCCTTTTGTCAACCAACCTAAAGCTTGAGTTAAGTTTCCAATAATACCAATACCTTTACCAAATATTGATAGCGCTGGTCCAGCTCCTGCTGCTAAAGCACCCCATTTTAGGATGTTTCTTTGTTGTTCCTCAGACATCAAGCTAAACTGTTTTGCCATTTTAGCCAATGTCTCAATCCAAGGTTTGCCTGCTTTCAAACCGTCTCGTAGCGCCTTTAATAGAGGCCCACCAAACTCAATAGCCAGGTCGGTAATTTGGTTTTTAAACATCTTTAATTGAGACTCAGTAGTCTCATAACGTTTATTCGCTTCATTGGTTAAGGCAGTATTTTCTTTCCACGCTTGGTTAGAACGTGCGACTGCTGCACCCATCTTGTCTGATGACAAAGCTAAGGATTTAAGCATATTTCCTTGCCTAATACCTGTCATGCCTAACTTCATCAAGATAGCATCCATATTTGCGCCTTTTTCGTGCGCTGTGTTAAGGCCTTTGATAAATGATTGTAAAGCTTCAGCAGGCTTTTCTTTCCAGGCTTGTTGGAACTCTTCTGATGTTGTTCCTGCTACTTTAGCAATCAATGCAAGGTCATCTGCTGAATCCTTTGTAGTCAATGAAACTGCATTACCAATAGCTGTAAGAGTTTGAGTCATGGCAGTACCACCTGCTTCTGCTTCAATACCCACACTACTCATAGCAGTTGCAAGACCTAAGATTTCTGGAGCAGTTAGTCCAGCTAGTTTCCCACCTGCTGCTAAACGATTAGACATCTCTACAATGTCTTTTTCAGTTGTAGCAAAGTTATTACCAAGGTCAACCACGGATGCACCGAATCGAGAATAATCGTCCGATGTTAAACCTAGAATGTTTGCAATCTTGGCAATGGCTGTCGCAGCATCTTCAGCACTCAAGTTGGTTGATTCTCCCATGTCAATCATGGTACGTGAGAATTTAAGGATATCGTCCGCCTTAATACCAAGCTGACCTGCTACTTCTGCTACGTTTGCGATTTGAACTGCGCTTGCTGGCAATTCTTTAGCCATTTGACGAATACCGTCTGACAAGTTTTTATAAGATACTGTGGCAGTTTCATCTACTGTCTTTTTAACTCCAGCAAATGCAGATTCATAGTCGATTGCTGCTTTAGTAATCAAACCTACACTTGCAACTAACGGAGCAGTTAATCCAGTAGTTAACTTTCCGCCAAGCGTTGAAACATTATCTCCAAACGCTTTAATCTTATCTCCACCCTTAATCAAGCCATCTCCTAGCTTGTTTATACGAGTGGCGAAACTATTTTCTTTACCTACCGCAATCAATGCTTGTTCAACACGTCTAAGTTGTCCTTCCATTGCTGCTAACTTAGCATTTTCACGCTCAATATCTGCAGCTGCTTTATCGAACTTAGCAGTGCCTGGTTCGAGTTTATCAAAACTCTTTTTCATTTCATCCAAGACCTTTTTTTGTGATCCAATCGCTTGTCCTAAAGTCTTGTATTTTGCTTGTAGTAAGTCTGTGTTTTTTCCATTATCTTTCAGAGAACTATCTAGCGCCTTAACATTGCTTTGGAAATACTTCACTGCATTCTTAGCACCGTTAAGTGTAGGATTAAATTTTGATACGTCCAGCCCTAGCTCAATATACATTTGTCCTAGTGGCGTTCCACCTGCCATTCTAATCCTCCTTTTTTAAATTGTTTCCAGAAAGTCAGCTAGGTCCATTACTTCTTCTTTCTTAGCTGATTCTGTTTCGCCAATAACCCCCATTAAATCCTCCCAACTCGTATCCATGACATCACGAATACTCATACCGTATGGACCTTCAGTAGCTTGTTTGACGAATCCGTAGAACCTTTTTAGCGCTTCCTTTGGTTCTATTTTCTCCCCTTTGGGTCAACATCACCAATGAGATGAGAGTAAATGTCTGTGAAAACTGCAAAGATGTCAGCCATATCAGTGAATTCTAGCAACTCATCCACTTCCACATCTTCAAACAATGAAGCAATGAACTCTAACTGTTTATCTAGTTTTTCTACTTCAGACAAATCATCGTTTAAAGCTTCATTCATGATCAGGTAGTTACGATAATCTTTAGTAGTGATTTCCTTACTAGTCTTTTGAACATCTTGTCCTTTTTCATTTTTAATTAAAAATTTAACCGTAGCCATATTCTTTCCTTTCTAGAAATAAGATAAAAAGAGAGCTTGCGCTCTCTTTCTACCCTGCAGCAACCATTTTAAGTTGTCCTTTGAATTTCTTGAGTTTTTCTTCATCCTTACCGATGTACTTGATGTAGTAAAGACCATTAGTGTCTGTGTCGTCACTTGCAATAGCTGAGAAGCTCAAGCTATCATCTGGAAGTTCTTCTTGTTTGTCTTTGAGGGTTTCAAATTCCTCAGCATCCATTGAGAATTGACCTTTGAAGAAACCAACTTGTGCTTGTGTACCATCTGCTGCTTTAGATTCAAGCATAACTGAGCAGTATGGAGCTACTGTGTCAGCACCAATGCCGATGATATCATCCTTGATTGCGTGACCTAGGATTTTAGCAAGTACAGTTGCAGGGATGTCAACTGCAGTCATTTCCATCTTAACGTCACCAACACCACGGTTTGATACGTGGTAAGCAACGTCACTACCATAGGTTTTTACTGGATCACTTGCAAGACCTGAAATCTTGGCAGTACGAGTCGCACCTTTACCAGTTTGACCTTCGATTACAAAAAGGTTTTGTCCAAGTGTTGGAGTAGCATTTCCATCCAACACACGAACTATCATACGTTTAAAACCAACTAATGCCATTTATAGCACCTCTTTCTTTAATTTAGTATTCTTCATATAGAGCACTCTGACCCTTGTAAGTCCGAGCGTCTACGTAGCGTTTGATTTCTGGAATCCATTCATCTAAACCACCTGTGGTTTGATAAAATCCTTGTTCTTCCATAATCTTTTCAATTTTTCTTTGGAGTTCTTTACACTCCGTATAGTCAACAGACTCTACATTGACCTGATAGAGAAATGTCTTAGCCAGACTCGTATTACTGCCATGAACTGCCTGCATCGGCGGACCAACTGGTCTGATAACGATACTTGGCTCATTATTTGGTAACGAGTCAGGACGTTTAAAAGATTTAATACTGATTCCAGCTAAAGACGCATCTTTTTTCAAAGCTTCATAGAGTTCATTAAACTTATCTTTGATCATCTAAAAACCTCCTATCTTCAAATGACTAGCCATTCTGTATTTGTAGGTTTTAGCATGAGCCTCTGAAAAGCGTCTAATTACACCAAAACCTCTTGGATGTGGATTCTTGCTATATCCAAACTCATTCAAGTGAACCAAGCGCCATCGAGAACTCTCACCGAAACC